AGACCCTAGTATTGATAGACAAGATAAAAATAAACCAGTGCAGTCTGTATTTGAAAGATATATACAACTAAGGGCAGTGAAATATATTGATGAGATTATTCCTTATGATACGGAACAAAGTCTACTTGATTTATTAGAGGCTACTGAAATACATATAAGATTCGTAGGAGAAGATTATACACAAAAAGAATTTACAGGAAAAGGGCTGCATGAAGTTTGGTATACAAGTAGACAACACTCTTTTTCTAGTACTAATTTGAGGAATAAGATAAATGAAAGCAGTTCTTAGTAACAGAATCTATATGGAAGTCACTAAAGATTTGCATAATTCTATCGAGAAAGAACTTACTTATACTATACCTCCTCGTATGCCTCAAGACCCTCCACAAGTATTTAAAACAATTAAGTATATTCGTGATGATTTGATTTCCATACCTATGGGAAGATTGGATTTAATCCCAGATGATTACGAAATAGTCGATAAGCGTGTTAGTGTGGAAACGAGCTTTCCAGACTTTAAGTTTGATTTACGACCTTCGCAGAAAGTTGTATATGACGACATACAAGACAACGCTATAATTAACGCTTGGGTAAGTTGGGGAAAGACTTTTACAGGTATTTCTATAGCGGGTAAGCTTAGTCAGAAAACACTAGTTGTAACACATACAACATCATTACGAGCGCAGTGGGAAAAAGAGGTAGAAAAATGTTTTGGAATTAAAGCTGGCGTGATAGGTGGTGGTGTCTTTAATATTGATGCTCCTATAGTTATTGGGAATATTCAAAGTTTATACCGAAAAATGGACGATATAAAGAACGAATTTGGAACATTGATTTTAGACGAAATGCATCATGTTAGTAGTCCTACTTTTACACGAATTGTAGATGAAATGCCTACAAGATATAAGATAGGTTTGACAGGAACATTAGAGCGTAAAGATGGTAGGCACGTAGTTTTTAGAGACTATTTTGGGAATACTCTTTTTAGACCGCCTAGAGAGAATTATCTTATTCCTAGTATACACATTTATAAAACTGATATTAGATTTCTAGATGGTTCATTTACTCCTTGGGCGGAAAGAGTTAATGACTTGACACATAATGTAGAGTATGTAGATACAGTTGCTCTGATAGCATCAAAATATGCAGCAGAAGGACACAAAGTTTTAGTAGTATCAGATAGAGTACACTTACTGAAAATGTGCGCAAGATTAGTAGGAGATAGAGCCGTATCTATAACTGGAGATATGGACTTTGATGATAGGGAAACTACATTAAACCAGTTAAAAACTGATGAAAAAGATATATTATTTGGTACGCAATCTATATTCTCAGAAGGAATATCTTTAGATGATTTAAGTTGTTTAGTACTAGGTACACCTGTTAATAATGACCCGTTATTAACACAGTTAATTGGTAGGGTAATAAGAAAAAAGGAAGGTAAGAAGCAACCAATAATTGTGGATATCAATTTAAAAGGAAAAACAGCAGCTCGTCAAGCAAGTGCTAGAATGGGCTTTTATATAAGAGAAGGATATGAGGTAAAAGTATTATGAGTGAACAACAAATACAATTAAATATTGAAGCAATGAGAAAAACAAAAGTGTTTTTAGGTACACCAATGTATGGAGGAATGTGCCATGGATTTTATACTAGAAGTCTAATGCAGACTGTCAGTACTTGTATGAATCAAGGACTACACTTACAGTTATATTATTTATTCAATGAAAGTTTAATTACTAGAGCAAGAAACTATTGTGTTGCTAATTTTTTAAAAAGTGATTGTGATTATTTATTATTTATAGATAGCGATATTGCTTGGTCAGATATGGATTTAATGTATATGTGGCATTTAATGGCAGACAATCCAGAACAGTATAAAATAATGACAGGGCTTTATCCAAAGAAAACTATAGCATGGGAAAAAGTATTACATGCTGCAAAAAGTGGTAACTTTGATAACAACCCTATGGGACTAGAAAAAGTAGCAGGTGATATGGTATTTAATCCTTTGCCTGGTGAGTATGAAAACAATCAAGTTCCAGTATATGAACCTGTAAAAGTACAAGAAGGTGGTACAGGATTTATGATGATACACAGAAGCGTATTTGAAACTCTTGAACCAACAATGCCAGAAAGAAAATATACTCCAGACCATATAAGAGAAGGAGAGTTTGCTCCAGGAGAGCAGATAACAGCTTTCTTTGACTGTATTATAAATGAACAAAACAGATATCTAAGTGAAGATTACATGTTCTGTGAGACAGCTAGAAAGAATGGTATTGATATATGGACTCTCCCATTTATTGAACTTAGCCATTGTGGAAGCTACGTATATCACGGAAATATGATACAAATGGCTCAACAAGGAGTACACGCTACGATTAGCGGTGAATATGCAGAAAGTTTGCAAAAACCTTCTGAACAGTCTATTACGAAACCTACTGGAAAATAGTTCTTGACAAGAACTCAAAATTTTGATATAATATGTTATTATTTAATTGGAATAGGATTGTAAAAGCAAGCAACGGCAATGTCGCTGACATAATTACAATACTTAGAATTATTACATTTAAGATACACCCTAAAAATTATCACGATAAAACGTTTAAATTTTATCAGTATAATTTTGGCGGCAAGTCTTTCCTACTTAATCCCCAGGAATTACTTGACGTTGGTAGAACATACTCTGACAAAGAGGTAGCTGAATATGCAGGTGTCGCGTCATTCAGAAACTACTATGAGTATGTTCAAAACAAAGACACCACACTAGACCTTCTGGTATGTCCAATATCAGAAGATATTATTAATAAAAACAGACTGCTTGAAATTAAAGATAAAAGGATTCACTTTAAGTTCGAGGAGACATTATAGGAGAATATTATGGCTATTGGCTTTAATACAACAAAGGGCTCAGCCCAAAAAAATTCCATCGTAACATATAACTATGCGAGTGGAGAAGACCATCATGTAAGACTTGTTGGTGATTTATTACCGAGATACGTTTACTGGGTCAAAGGCAAGAACAACAAAAACATTCCTATGGAGTGTTTGTCATTCGACAGAAATTCAGAAGCCTTCACAAATGTTGAACCAGACCATGTAAAAGACTTTTATCCAGACTTAAAGTGTGGTTGGTCTTATGCGGTTCAATGTATAGACTATTCAGACAAGTCTATCAAAGTGTTAAACTTAAAAAGAAAATTGTTTGACCAAATACTAGTTGCTATGGAAGAGTTGGGAGACCCAACCGATTATACAACTGGTTACGACATATATTTTAAAAGAAAGAAAACTGGACCACAGGTATTTAATGTGGAATATCAGTTAGCAGTTTTAAAATGTAAACCAAGAGAATTAGAAGAGTGGGAACAAGCTTTAGTTAAAGACCTTAAGTCTATGGACGAAGTACTTGTTAGACCAACTGCTGATGCTCAACTAGCGTTACTAAGAGAAATTCAAAATGAAGGTTCTTCAGAAGTTTCAGAAGATATTTCTAGCGAGTTTGACGTATCATGATAGGCGTTGGAGAGAAGTTCCCTGCCTTTACACTGCAGGGTGTAGACAAAGATAATAACTTTGTACCCGTATCTGTCACAGAACAGTACGAACCTTTGAAAAAAGATTACACAGTTATATACTTCTATCCAAAAGACTTTACTTTCATATGCCCAACAGAAATTGCGGGAATGGATATGTTAGTAGAGGAAGCTAATGTTATTGGTATCAGTGGTGATAATGAGTTTTGTAAATTAGCTTGGAAACAAGATAATGAACTCATTGGAAACATACAACACTCTTTGGCTGCAGACTGTGGCTTAGGACTATCTTCTAAACTAGGAATAGTTCATGAAGAAGTAGGAGTATGTTATAGAGCTACTTTTATCATTGACAGAAATGATATAATACAACATGTAAGTGTTAACGCACTTGACACAGGCAGAAATGCTCATGAAGTTCTTAGAACTTTGCAAGGCATTAAAGCAGGTGGATTAACAGGTTGTGAATGGCAACCAGG